AAAACATCAAACTTAATTATTTTAATAGAGTAATTTAACGACTTTCTGAAATTGATCTTCGTACTCTTTTTGTGTAATTGGAATAATATACCCTGTTACAAAATAGTTGCTTAAAAACGTCATTTTGCTGATTAAATAGACTCCGAAAGTATTCGACTTACCTTTCTTTACGTCACCAACCGATAAACAGACCTGAACCGTTTTATCATCTGAATAGCTGAATTTAAAATAGCGTTCGCCTAAATATTCGATTCGTTCAGGCTTTGTTTTGAAATAATTAATTGAATCATCCATTATTTTATATTTTTAGTGATTGTTGCAAAACATCTTTAGTATTCTTTTTCGAGCGTTTTAAACCGTTTAAGTTCGCAAATAATAGTTTCGTATTCCAAGCGTAAAAAAGTATGCCTAAATGCGATCTATTGTACTTAAAACAGTTCTTTTCCCACTTGCGAATAATTCGATTTTCAAAACGTGGATAAGAGTCGTAAAAAATGGCTTTCATTTGTCAAAGTCATTACAATATCTAAAATAACCTCCTGTATCAAATGGATAACCACTAAAACCCATGTCAGGCTTTCTATACATAACACGTTTTCCTAACTTGCATTTCGCAAATGAAATTATACGACCAAACATATTAGATTGATTTTCTAAAATTGGCTCTATAAAATTTTTACATTGATCACATTCAACTCTTTTGGGTTTCATATCATTTATTTTTAGGTTTAAAATCTATCAACTTGTTTAGAACGGTGCTATTTCTGACTTCTCAGTTTCGTAAAATGATTCATTCGGTTTAAAATTACCTGACAATTCTGGCTTATCCCAAAAGTCAATTTCAATAGGTTTAGTACAAAGCCAATCGGTATTGTCAAAATTACCAGAAGGATCAAATCTACCATTGTTAAAATTATATTCTAATTGCGATACTCCCTGAGTTCCTAAATGTTTAAATTTGATCTTTTGCCAATGAACATCTACTGAATTTATCATCGAATTATTATCATCTCTTTGTCGATGAACTGTTAAACCGTAGTCTGTTTTATTATAGAAATGTGCCGATCCTGAAATATTATAAAGCGTTGGTACTTCATTGTTTTGCATCTTAACAGGATGAGCAATCAAGAAAACTAAAACATTATTAAATCTGGCAAAGTTTACTAAAATATCTAAAAAGCGACTAATATACTGGGTTTCGTTTTCTCCTTTTTTTAGCTGATGATCTAATTTATTAAACGGATCAACAACCAGTATTTTAATTCCTTTTTGCTTAACGAATGATTTTGCAGACTTCATTATTGATTCAACGCTCAAATCTTTTTCATTCATTATGTAGAAAAAATTGTCTTTGATGTGTTCGTAAATACTTTGGAAGTCTGTTTTATCGGTTTCCTTTTTAAACTTCGATCCTGAAAACTTTTCATGTATTTTTGAATAGTGATACTTCAAAGGATAATTTTCGGGTGTGAAATATGCAGCCTTCCAACCATAAATTAAATTCAATCTGGAAATTATATAATCAACAAATTCAGATTTTCCAGAACTCGGTATTCCGGTAACGGTGCAAAGTCTGCCAAGCTCCCAAGTGCAAAATTTATCTATTTCTTCAATTTCGATAGTTTTACCTTTTTGTAATCCGTTTTCGTAAAGATCAATAATCTCATTGTAAAGACTTGATATTTCTATGTTTCCTTCAATAGGTATTGGTTTTGCCGTTTTAAGTAGTTCTTTGAAGTCATAACCGCCATACTTAGTAAAGTATTCGTTTGCATCCTTACAGTCTTTAAAATTGACTGAAAAGCACCTTTCTGCACCTATCCTTCGTATTAGTTCATCCTTTAATTCAATTCCAACAGTATCGCAGTCAGTAGCCAAATAAACTTTTTCGATATGATCTAAACATTGAATCGAATTATCAAGATATTCAGATTTGCTTTTAGCTCCGTTTGGTACTGAAATAACATTTTTAAATCCATTTTCCACAAAAGTAAGACAATCTATCTCGCCCTCACAAATAATCAATTCTTTGGCTTCTGAAATGCAGTCAAAATTATACCAGATCAATTCAGCATTTGAAACAAGTTTAAATGATTTCTTTGCACCCCTGAATTTAATATTTATCAATTTTGAGTTACGGAAAAAAGGGAAACAGATAACTTCGATTTCTTTACTGAACTGTGGCATCCATTCTAAATCAGAATAAACTTTCATTTCGTTTAATGTTTTCTGACTTATCATCCGACCTTCAAAATATTTAACTGACTTATCGGTTAATTCAGTTTTATTTTTCCATTCAGGTACGGTATAAGCCTGAACTGATTCAAATGGTTTATATTCGTAAAGTGTAGTTGAACAATGAAAACAATACGCTCTTTGAGTATCTGGATAATATTCCAAATCTTTAGCTTTTGCATTTTTACGACCATCGGCACATTCAGGACATTTATAGCGTGCTTTTTTTGATTGATCAAAGTCAATATCATAAACACGTTTCGATTGAGAAGATTGATATTTCATGCTGATAGTTTTGGTTTTTGTTTTACGTTGTCAATTTTAATATTTTTTATCCATTCATATTCAAATCCCTGCCAGTTTCTTTCTACTGCTATTTTTACACATTCGTTAGCTGGTAATTTTGATTTTTCAATCTCACGTTTTAATTTATTAAATGCAGTTTCAGTATTTGATGCCTTTTTGTTTTTACGAACAATCAACCAATCTAAAATTATCTGTTCTTCAACTCCTAAATCAATAACAGATTGTTTAAAATCGAATTTTATATTATTTGTTTTTTCTTCTTTTTCTTCTTGTTCTTCTTTATATTCTTGTTTGTTGTTAGTTGTTTGTTGCTTGTTTGTTAGTCGTTTGTTAGTTTGCTTGTTAGTTGTTTGTTGCTCTGATTGATAATCGTCATATTTACAGATCGTTATAATACTATATTTGTTTGTTGATTGTATGTTGATTTCTTTGGTTTTTTCTAATCGCTTTAAACAAGTCCTTAACGTCTGAACGCTAATTTTAGTACTTTCATTTAGGCTATTTAATCCGGTTAAAATCTGTCCACGTTTAACAATTATCCCTCTCCATTCACCGTCTTGATGATTCGCATTAATCAAAAGATAAATAAATAAATGTACCATTTCTGAAATATTGAACCATTCCCAATCTGAGAATTTTCGATATATTTTTATCCAACCTTCGTTCATTTTACAATGAATTAAATTTTTCAAGTGCCGAAGCAAGCTTAAAATAACACCACGCCCAAACTCCAAAACTATTTGATTTTGGATATGTTTCTTTAAATTCAGTTTCAGAATAAATACGTTTTTCAAAATCAACACACATAGCTGAGTTTTTACGCTCAAAGACCTCAAAACATACAATTATGCCATCTCTTGACACTTCGTACAAATATGCAGTATCTGAAACTCTAATTTGACGATATTTTAATCCTGACACTTCGCCAGTTCCCTCAATTTCTTTTTCGAGTAATATTAAATTTTCCATGTAAATTATTTTTTACTTTGTTAAACAAAAAAAATATCAATTCAATCCTAAATACAATTTTAATGCAGTTAGCTTTAAACTATCTAAATTTCTTCTACCTGAAAGAAAATGAGAAAGCTCAGAATTACTTGCACCTATTTTATTTGCAACGTGTGATTTTTTTAACCCGAGCAACTTAATTCTTTTTTTTATTTCGTCTGTCATTTTAAATTTACTAAAGTTTGTTAAAAAGTAGCTGGCACTAACAAACCAGCTACAAATGAAATACAGTAATACCTAAATTCAGAGATTCAAAGTTAAAATAAAATTTCGATTAAAACTACATCTTCATTACTTTTATTTGATTCAATTTTAATCGACTTGACAATTTTATAATTATCATCTTCAAATAATATATCCTCAATGAGTTTTATCATAGCACAACAATTTGAAGCGTCTAAAGGCTTTAACTTGAAATAGAATGAATAAGATACATGATATTGATTAGACTTGCTTAAAACGTCTTTAAACTGGCTTTTTATGATCCAATAGTATTTATCTTTAATTGCTTTGCGTTTAGACCAATGACCACCGGAATACCAATCGTTAAGACTTATCTTTGGTAACCCTACTAATTTTATCTGCATGAATGTTTTGTAAATATTCGATGTGTTGTTTTTTGTCTCCATATTCAATATGGCAATCCCGACAAACTGCCATTAAATTAATAATGTCATTTTCTAAATCTTTTCGTTGTGATCTGGCTAAAATATGATGAATGTCAGTTGAATTTTTACCGCAAATTTCGCAATGTATAAAATCACATAGATCATATTTAAAAAACTGGTAATAAGTTTTAGTGTAATTTTTCATTGACTTTTATTATTATGTCTTTTCCTGTTAAAGTGATTTTTACTAATTGATCAATATACTCATATCGAAAAGAATAGTAATCTTTTTGAGCCATTGTAAATTTATAAAAATCTGGTAGTTTTTCGACCTCAATTATTACAGGATTATCTTTAATTAACTCCGATAATATCTGTTCCATTTTAGTTATTTAAAAAGTCCTGATATTGTTCCCTGAATGTTCGATCTGTTTCTAAATAGTTGCTAATTACCTTAACTGAATTGAGAACGGTTGAATGATCCTTTTTGCCGAAATACTGACCGATTGCCTTTAATGATTGATTAGTATGTTTCCATGCCATATAATGCGCCATTTGTCGCCAAATACATTCTTTACCAGTTAGCGAGTTGATCTGTTCATAAGTTAATCTAGATTCAACCTTTATAAAGTGTTTTATTTGATCAATAGTATATTTAAACTCTTTAACTGGCTTTACTTCTATTAAACAAATATCTTTTATCTGTTCTATTTTTTCATCTTCTGATATGTCAGGATTGATTAATATTCGTGCTATTTTGGTTAATTTATCTTTTTGTTTCATGTTTAAAATTTATAAATGATCTTCTGTTGTTTCAAACCATATTTCACCGTCAAAAGTATGTAGCCTTAATTCAAGATTAAAAATAA